GAAAGTAATAATATAGCTCCATTATATGTTGATGGAGCAGTAACTTATTTTAAAGAACTACCTATTCCAAGTGACACAAGAGGTTTGCAAGAAGTATATAAATTCATGGAAGAAACAAAAAATCCAACCAAACTATTCTTTATTAAAACATTAAAAAAATTAAAATTTAAACATGGGTAAATTAGTAGCAATTTTAGGTTCATCCGGAGATGGTAAAACTACAAGTACAATTATTAATCCGGATGGTCAATTTGACATGAGTAATTATCAAGGAATGAATCCTAAGTCTCATTTTATTATGAATCTTGATAGAAAAGCTCTACCTTTTCCAGGAAATATGTGGGCTGAAGCTCAAAAAAATTATTTTGAACCTCTAGATTTTGCAACAATTAGAAGTATGTTACAAGCTATTGCAAAACAAGACCACATTAAATCTATAAGTGTTGATACAATCAATATTTATTTGTCAATGAAAGAATACAACGATAGAAAGAAAATGACTTTCGATCAGTAAAATAAAAGAAATAATTTAAAAATTAAACTATTTACAATATACTTATGATATATAAGTTTAAATATTTAAATTAACTCTCTGCTGATTTAAAATTCCGTTAAACGGGGAAACTCCTACTTAGGACAATCCCGTGCTAACCCTTTTAGAAATAAAAGAAAATGCCTAACGACTAGAGGTGATGCTTAACAAGTAAAGTTGAAGCTATAAAATCCTCCACGAAAGCGGGACACTGTTTATACAAAAGTATAAATTAAAGAGATAGTCTGAACTGCAACTATATATAAAATTGCAGAAATATGGGATAAAGAGCCTATATGATAACAGTCTTGGGAGAGATCTGGCTAATGATATAATTGAACTGAATAGTATGTGTAATACAATTCTACGAGATGATCAAATAGCATATATTTTTGGTCATACTATGCTTCAAGATATGCCAGATGGAACACAAAAAACAATATTTTCTGTAATTGGGAAAAAACTCACTAAAGTTCAACCCGAAGGTTTTTTCCCTATTATCTTATTTACTAGAGTAGAATATGGAGATAAAGGAGAAAATCAATATTGGTTTCAAACTAAAGCTAGTCATTCTTCAGCAAAAACTCCTCTTGGAATGTTCAATGAATTTGAAATTCCTAATTCTTTAGCTCTTGTTGATAAAACAATTCGAGAATATTATCAGCTTCCTAAAATAACTTATGGAAAGGAGTGAATTTGTAGAGAGATATAATAATTTATTAACTAATCCTCAAACTTTTGACCAAATTAGTGAATTAATTGCAGAGTATTGCAAAATCTCTAATAAATCTGAAGAAAATATTGAAAATTTATTAACTTTTTTAAAATTTAATCCTTTTATAATCAATGAATTATTAAATCTGAGTTTAGAAGGATTATCAAGATATCATAATATAACAAGTCTTATTAGTAATGATAAGATTATTAGAATTTATTAACATTTTAACTTATTAAAAAATGAAAGAATTAAGTAGATTTGAAATGGCTGCTGTTAAAAGAACAGCTCAAAATGTAAAAAACATGCGACGTAAAAAAGAAAAACTTGAAGAAAAACAAGCATTTATTACAGCAGAAATTAATCAACTTACAGAAATGATTGATACTTGGGAGCAACCAATCATTAGATTAACTGGAGGATTTACATCAGAACAAATTCTTAATGGAGAAATGAATACTGAAATTTCAACTCAAGAAGAAGTACAAGTAATTAGTGATAACACACTAGATGATTCTCCTAATGACTATATAACACCCTACTCCTCAAATCTAGAAACAATTGATGAAGATTTAGAATCTGATGACAATGAATCTCCATTTAAAGACTAAATGTAATTTTAAATCATTTAAAATCATGAAACAAAATAATAACAAAAAAATAAACAAGATATTTATGGCATTTGCAACAGGTAAAGAAAGCGTAGAAGGTGGTTCAATTAAGAAATATATTGGTGTAGCACCAGTATTTATATTAGGTGTTAATCCTACAAAAGCTCAGCTTGAGCAATTTTATGGAGGAAATGTAACACTTCAAAAAGAACCTGAGTATGTTAGTGTAGGTGAAGTTGGTTCTGAAGGTAACAAGAAAACTGTCCCACAAGTAAGAATTGATTTTGTTGTCAAAACAGATCCAGAAAAATGTAAGGGAGTTGAAATTATAAATAAAATGTCATTCTTTCTTAAACAAGAGTATTACTTTAATGGAGACAAAACTAAAGTTCAAGTAATTGATAAGTATGGCAGAACTGCTTGGGCTACAGCCGAAGAAGTTAAAAATAAAACTATTCCTATTTATACTTCTGGTCCAGCTAATATTGATATAGATTATAGACCTGCATATATTGGAGAAGCTGAACTTACAGAATTTATTAAAGTATATCTTAATATCCCAGGCCCACAAAACTATGTAAAAGGTGTATGGGTAGATAAGAGTCCTCAAGAGAAAGCAGATGCAGAAGCACGTCTTGATGGAATTCTTAATTACTTTAAAGGAGATGTAAAAGAATTGAGAACTATTCTTTCATATCAACCGAATAATAAAGTTAAAGTAATGTTTGGTGTAAAAACTACAGCGGACAATAAACAGTATCAATCAATTTATACTCAAAAGATACTTCGAAATGGCACTACAGATTATTCAAAACTTGATGAAGATCTACAAGCTCGGAAGAAAGCAGGAGCTTTCAGAGATATTGAATATGCCGCTTGTGAGTTTGGAGAATATATCGTAGCTTCAACAAATTTTGAAACAGGCTTTTCATCAGATTTGCCTTCAGGGACAGGATTTTTTGAGAATTAATTCAATTTAATTTTATACAATTATGGCAATTAGTAAAGGTATGAGAAGTATCAGTAGTGAAGATATCTTAAATAAAGTGAAAGAATTTGATATTCTTTCATATTATATAGGAATCTCTTCAATCCCTTGTGTAATAAATAGTCCCTTAAGAGTTGATAATCATCCCTCTTTTGGTCTATGGAGTTTAGATGGCATTCATATAGGATATACTGATTTAGCTACTAAAGAAACTGGAGATACTTTTACATTGTTAGAAAAATTGTGGAATTTAGATTATTGGGGAGTTTTAAATAAAATTTATACTGAACTCCCCAATATTAAAAATAATAATAGTAATGTTAATCAAGTAAATAAAATAAGAGCGAATGTAAAGACTTATAAAAAAGATACTATTTTAGAATGTAAAGTTCGGCAATGGAAGCAACATGACATTGATTATTGGGAACAATATGGTATCTCTAAAGAGTGGTTAATATTTGGAGAAATATATCCTATTTCTCATATTATTATAACAAAAGATTCTAATAGATTTGCCATAACTGCTGAAAAATATGCTTATTCATACGTTGAACGAAAAGATGGAATACTATCTTTAAAAATATATCAACCTTTTAGTGAGAAATTTAAATGGAGTAACAAACATGATGGTTCTGTATGGGATTTATGGACTAAAATTCCGGAAACAGGAGAAGAGTTAATTATAACTTCTTCAAGAAAAGATGCCCTGTGTATATGGGAAAATACTAATATCCCAACATTATCTTTACAAGCTGAAAGTTATTTACCGAAACCTCATGTTGTACAACAATTAAAGGATAGATATAAAAATATTTATGTTCTATATGATAACGACTTTGATTCTCCAATTAATTATGGTGAAAAATTAGGTGAATCAATGGCAAAAGAATTTGATTTAATACAACTTAAAATTCCAACAATTTACAAATCAAAAGATATTTCTGATTTATGTAAAAATTATGATAGAGCTACTGTTAAAAAGGTAATTCTTAATTTAATAAAAGAAAGTAAACAAATAAATGAAAATACTTGAAGCAACGAGTACAGCTACAATTGTAGGTGATGTACAATCTAACACTGTATCCATTGACGTAAATAATATAGGTTTTCTAACACAACTTTTATCAACTAACCTATATTCTAATCCAATTGAATCATTTTTGCGAGAAATTGTTTCAAATGCTTGGGATTCACATATTGAAGCTAATAATCCTGACCCAATTTTATTAGAAATTGGAACAGATGTAGATGAAAGAGACTTTTGTAGAATACAAGACTTTGGAATAGGTCTATCTCCACAAAGATTTAATGAGATTTATAAAAATATTGGGAGTTCTACTAAAAGATCAGATAATACTCAAATAGGAGGGTTTGGTATTGGACGATTTAGTGCCTTAGCTTATTCAGGTACTGTATATTTAACTTCAAATCATCAAGGAGTTAAATATAAATATTTAATGTATAGAGATGGTAATATAATCAAAATTGATGAATTATTTAACGATTCTACTACAGATCCTGATGGTTTAGAAGTCATGGTTTATATTAAATTTGGGGATATAGAAAATTTTATTGATGCAATTCGTACTCAATTAATATATTTTGAAAATTTGTATATTACTGCAGATAGATATATAGAAAATAGATCTAGTTGGGCAAGAAAAACTGATTTAAAAGAGTTCATTAATACTTTTAATAATTTAAAAATAAAACGATATACTCATTTCTCTGTAAATACTTGTGGGTCAAAGGCTGAATCTACTATTTGTCTTGGTAAAATCCAATATCCATTAAATAAATATTCATTAACAGCTACAAAATTTGCATTTGATAATAATTATCCAATTGCTATTAATTTTGAAATTGGGGATTTAGAAGTAACTCCAAATAGAGAACAAATTCTTTATTCTAAAAATAATGTTGAGAAGATTGTCAAAAAATTAGATGCAGTTCAAGATGAGCTTGATATGATTATTCAAGCCCAATCAAATAATGTTTTTACAGATTTTACAGAATATATTCAGGCTTTAAGAGACTATAAAAAACAAATTATATTACTTAAAGATAATGATACTACTATAAGTTTTACCCATAAACTATCTCATACGAATATCAATTATAAGGGTATGACATTTACAAAAGATGTAGTAAAATTATATGATAGTGTTCAACATTTAGATTTATTTGAAAATAAAGTTAGTTTTTATATCCAGGGCGGGAAAATATATAGTAAACCACCTTTAAATGTTTATAATGTAAATTTAAATCGTTTAACTAATGAATATTCTTTAAATTCTCCTTCAAAATATTTTGGTAAGACTTATATTTGTGAGATATCCAAGCTTTCAAATATAGCTAAAGATTACCTCAGAAGTCTACATCCATCTTCAGAGAAATTTGTCGGAGTCAGACCTTTTACTAAAAAACAAATTGCAAAAACAGTATTTTCCTATTTTAAAAGTAACCACTTCAAAAATTATTATAATTATAATGTTGATAGAGGAGCACTTAAAATATTAATCTATGAAATATTTAAATATCTTGATAAAATTCCTACATTTGACAATAGTAATGTTCCACAAAATTTTATTGATGCCAGAAATGCTGAATTAGCACTTTTACGAAAAAATAGTACTTCCTCAACTCCTAAAATTAATTATAATGAAGAATTAAATTTATTTGTATTGCGACAATCTGATAGATATTCAGGAGATTTGAATATAACTTCTGATTCTAGAAGAGTATCTCTTCAAAAATTGAAAAATTGCGAAGTATTTCGAACACCTGTAATATATAGTGTCAAGGATAATTTGCATTTGAGAGCACTATGTCAAATATTTTATGAGATGAGAGATTCTTCATATAGAAAGTATACCTTTGTAGAAATTGCTCCAACTAAAATACACCTGCTTACAAACTTACCTAACTTTATAAAATTTGAAAATTTTATGGACGTAAAATATAGTCTCATAAGACGAATAGCAACTGCAAAATATATTGATGACACTTACCCATATTTAGCAAGTCTTTATAATTGTAAATCAGATTTGAAAAAGATCTCAACTCCTTTAGCAGACTGTGTAGATCGTACATATAATTATGTTAGAAATAATAGTTCTAATACGTATTATTATAATAGCTCAGTTCTTATAAAAGATGTTCAATCAGAAATTTATGAGTTATGTAAAAATCATAACTATTATGATGAAGAGATGTTAGGATATGTTAATCAAAATAAAAAAATGTTAACAAATGCTAAATTTATAACATTATGTACTACTGATTCAGGAAAATTAAATAGTAAAATTATTAATTTTATTGTACAACATATTTTATCAAATAAATTATTTAAATTAAACCCTGAATCTGTTAAAAAATTAAAACAAGAAACAATTTATAATATCGAAAAAAATGAAAATAATTAGAATACTAAATTCAATTACAGTTATATTAAAAAATGGAGAAATCATATCTTCAGATATCTGTACCGATGAAATGTTTAATCTCATTTATAATAATCAAGATGATGAAGAATTAATTAAAGAGATTTTAATTCCAGAATTTACTACAAAAAAGAAACTCATAGAAGTTAAAAAATCTCTTTTGGAAAATGCTAGTAACTCGAAATACTTAGTAACTAAAGGAAATAGTATTTACATTCCTACTATTTCTGAACTTTCTGTTCCTGAAGATTTAGTTAACGCTATTATTAAAGCAGAAAATAATAATAATGAAGAACTTATTCAAACATATTTAAACTTTTGGACATTAGTTTCTTTAAATCCTGATAGTAGGTGTAGACAAAATCTATTTTGGTTTTTAAATAAATATGGTATGACTATTTCAAAAAGTGGATTATTTGTTGCTTATAGAAATGTACATATTAAGAAAGAAGGAACTAATATTAAAGCAGAACTTGCTAATTTTATTTCTTCAAAATATTCTCAAATCAAATTCGTAAACAAAAAATCTCCAAAGAATTATACAGTCATTGAAGAAAACGGTGTTTATAGTGTAGTGCCAATAAACCACCAAATTGATGGTGATGTAATTGGGAATTTAGATGAACTTTATAAAGAATTATCAAATGTTGAAGTCTCAACTATTTATACAGATGGATATACTAAAACTTTTAATATTAAACTAGGAGAGATTGTAAGTATCCCAAGAGAAAAATGTGATTCTACTCAGGAAAATACTTGTAGCAGAGGACTACACGTAGCTGGAAAAGATTGGCTTCAATTCAATTATTTTGGTAATGTAGGATTAATGGTACTTGTTAATCCAGCAGACGTAGTTGCTGTACCACCTGAAGATAATTATGGTAAAATGAGAACTTGTGCCTACTATCCAGTAAGTGTAGTTCAATTTGATGATGAAGGAAAAGTTATTTCTCTCCCAATAGAAGATGGTTTTGAAGATGATTTTATTGATAAAATTTGTTTTCAAGGTGTCAAGAATACTGATGATAGTTCTCCATATTGCATAATTATACCAGAAACTCCTGAAATAAATAGAAATATTATTAATCAGAGATTGTTAGAATTAGCAAAATCAATGTCTCCAAAAATGATTTAAATTTATGAATATTGCAGATTATTTGGGAGATTGGATGACAGTAATAGACAAAGAAGAATTGAACAAAGTGCTAAGAAGTTTGTCTATTAAATATACTAAAGAATTAATAGAGCCAAGTGCTAATAAAGTATTTAAAGCGTTTAATTCTTGTCCATTTTCTAAATTACAAGTAATATTTCTAGGTCAAGATCCTTATTGTCAAAAGAATGTTGCTACAGGGATAGCATTTGGGAATAATGTAAAGAAGGATTCTGATGTGAGTCCTTCTTTACAAGTTCTTAAAGATTCAATAATAAATTATATTACTCCTACAGTTAATGTAAACTTTGATAATAGTTTAGAAAGCTGGTCAAAACAAGGTATTTTAATGTTAAATTCAGCATTGACTGTCGAAGTAAATAAACCTGGCTCCCACACTATGATGTGGAGGCCTTTTATTTCTAAATTATTACAAAACTTATCTAATTCTCAATCAGCACTTATATATGTGTTATTTGGTAATCAAGCACAAACATTTATACCTTACATTAATAAAAATTTTAATGTAATTTTAAAAGAAAAACACCCTAGTTATTATGCTAGAACTGAAACAATGATGCCTTATGACATATTTAAAGAAATAGATATTAAATTAAAATATCAATATAACACTACAATAAAATGGTTTAATTATGAATAAACATGAATTTAAGGTTACAATACTAAATATAACAACAAAATCTTACTCCCCTGATACTAATCAATTATTTGATTATTTTTTATATAAAATTTTTGATAAAGGGTTTACTCCAAAACAGTTAACTGATTTAAGTATTTTATTAAAATTAATGACTAAAGAAATAGCTATTGAATTTGATACTAATTATTCAGATCATATTAAAGATTCCCCTGAAATATTTGGAATATCCTCATTAACTGGAAAAATTATAAAAATAGATAAGTCAAAAATAAAATCTTATAAAACTTTTGGAGCATTTAGGAGTTTTGAAGAAGCAGCTTATGCTAAAGCAATTATGAAACCTATATTAAAAGTAATATTTAATGAATAAGAAGATTAAAAATGCTTCTACAACATCTTATAATAATATTGAATTTAAAAGTAAACTCGAAGTAGCTTGTTATAAAAAACTAGAAGCTTCTGGGTTATCATTTAAATATGAACCTGATAAAATTACATTATGGGAAGGGAAAATATTAGATAAAGTTTTAGTTTATGAACCTTCAAAAGAAAAAGATCTTAAACTTCGTACTGTAGGTTCTAAACTTAGAGATATTACATATACTCCTGATTTTAAAGTAATATATAAACAGTTTATTATATATTTTGATGTCAAAGGACATGTAAATGATGTGTACCCAATTAAAAAGAAGATGTTGTTGCAACATTTAAATGAAATTTCAAAAACAAATAAATATTTTTTCTTTGAACCTCACAATGTTCGACAAATGGTAGAAGCAATTAATATAATAAAAACTTTATGAGTACAATATTACATAATATTAAAAATTTAATTCCTTTTCTTCCAATTAAAGATATTACATTAGCTAATAAATTTTTGGAAAACAGGGATTTTGAGTCCTTACAAGAACTTATAAATTCTTCAATATATATTATAAAGAAGAACTTAAAAAGTGTTAATCCCAGAGAAGAGTATTTAGCACTAAATCTAGATAAGCTAGCATCATTAAAAGCAGAAGTAGATTTATATACTATTCAATTAGAAATTCCCGAATTAGAATTAGACGAAGAAGAAACTGATGATGAATAACTATGAAAGTCTTGCAGATATAAGTTGGCAAGTAACAGAAAAAGAATACAGAAGTGATAAAGCATTAAGTTATTCAACTATTGCTAGATTTCACAGAGAAGGATTTAATGGTTTAAATAAATTATTTGATAGAGTTGAAAGTCCATCATTATTATTTGGATCTTTAGTAGATACTTTACTTACAGATGGAGATAACTTTGATAATCTTTTTGTAGTAGCAGAGTTCCCTAATATTAGTGACTCTCAAATGAATGTTGTAAAACATTTATTTGATTGTTATTCTAATTTATATTCAAGTATGTATGATATTCCTGATAAAGATATTATTAATGCTACAGAATTATTAGAATTTCAAAAAAATTGGAAACCAGAAACAAGAGCTAAAGTATTAAGAGAAAATGGAGAAGAGATTTATAAACTTTTACATATAACTATTGACAAAACTCTTATTAGTACAAAAGATTATCAAGATGCTCAAATGTGTGTTGAAATATTAAAGAATGATGATTCTACTGGACCATTGTTTGCTGAAAATAATCCTTTTGATAAAAATATTGAAAGATTTTATCAACTTAAGTTTAAAGGTATTTATAATAATATTGATTTAAGATGCATGATGGACTTAGTGATTGTAAATCACGAAGAAAAGAAAATCTATCCATACGATTTAAAAACTTCTTTTAAAGGAGAATGGGATTTTCCTCTATCCTTTATTCAATGGTGTTATTGGATACAAAGTAGATTATATTGGTATATTCTTAAACAAAATCTTGAGAAAAGTGAATTTTATAAAGATTATGAATTAATGGATTATCAATTTATTGTTATAAGTAATAATAGTCGAATACCATTAATATGGGAAGATCCGGATACTAGTTTTGAAGGAACAACAAATTATGGTAATTTTGTATGTAAAGATTGGAGGGAAATTGTTACTGACTTAATTTATTACTTAGAAGAGCCAAGAAATTTACCAAAAGGTATTCAGAAAATTAATAATTTAAAAAAATGGTTAAATAATGAATAATGACAGTTTATTAGAATATTTTAATGGAGATGAGTTGGCAATGTCAACTTGGAAAAATAAATATGCGGGATCAAATGAAGTTCATCCTAATGATATGCATTATAGATTAGCAAAAGAGTTTGCTAAAATAGAATTAGAATATGCTTTAAAATGTCCTACTTTAACACCAGGTGGATATGAATTGTTATCAAATCATGGAAAAGAATATTATCAATTTTTACAAAGAGTACAACAAGAACCTGAGGCAGCTATTGAGTATATTTGGAATTATTTCGAAGGATTTAAAAAAATTATACCCGGAGGATCAGTAATGGCTTCACTTGGACTAAATAAATTATCTAGTTTAAGTAATTGTTTTGTAATTGATAGTCCTAAAGATTCAATTTCTGGGATAATGAGTCAATTAAATTTGCAAGCTCAATTAATGAAGTATCGAGGTGGTGTAGGGTTTGATATATCTACTCTTAGACCAAATGGAACAGGAGTTAAAAATTCAGCTAAAACTTCAACTGGAGCTGCATCCTTTATGGATTTATTTAGTCATGTTACTAACACTATTGCTCAAAATGGAAGACGAGGAGCATTAATGCTTACAATAAATGTTAAACACCCGGATATTGAAGAATTTATTGAAATAAAGCAAGATTTAACAAAAGTTACTGGAGCTAATATATCTGTTCAAGTAACAAATGATTTTATGGATAAAGTAATAAAAGATGAAGATTTTATATTAAGTTATCCTATTGAATTTCGACTAAGTAAAAATATTGATGTGAATGAGTTTGAATATAATAAACTTATTCCAGTAAATTCAATTGAAGAAGGACAATCTTCCGGATACATTAAAAAAGTTAAAGCAAAAGATATTTGGAATAAGATAATTAAATGTGCTCATAATTCAGCAGAACCTGGAATATTATTTATTGACAATATTCACAATTATTCTCCTGATGGAGTGTATGATAAATTTAAAGCAATTAGCACAAATCCTTGTGGTGAGATTCCACTTGGTCCATTTGATAGTTGTAGATTAATTCATCAAAATTTAACAGCTTCTGTAAAAAATTCATTTAGTAAAGATGCTTATATAGATCAGAAAACCCTTTATGATATTTCTTATACAACTATGTTATTAGGAGATGATTTAGTGGATTTAGAAATAGAAGCTATTGATAAAATTATAGCTAAAGTATCTATTGATAAAGATTCTAATGAAATTGAACTCTGGAATTTAATCAAATCAAATGGTATTCTTGGTAGAAGAGTTGGATGTGGTTTTACAGGACTTGCTGATACATTAGCTATGTTAAATTTAGCATATGATTCAGAAGAAGCATTAGATGTTGTTAATGTTATAATGGAAAATATTTTAAAAGCTCAATTAGATGCAACAATTGATTTAGCTATTTTAAGAGGTGCTTTTCCAGCTCAAGATTGTAATAAGGAATTTGATTCTGATAATGGAAAAAATGATTTTTATGCATTTATTCAAGAAGAATATCCAGAACAATATGAAAAAATGGTTGCTAATAAGATAGGAAGAAGAAATTTATCTTGGAGTACATTGGCTCCTACAGGAACTGTAAGCTTATTAACTCAAACTTCTTCGGGGATTGAACCTGTATTTTTACCTTATTATATGAGAAGAAGAAAATGTTCTTCACCTAATGATAAAGTAGATTATGTTGATAAAGTTGGAGAAAAATATACAGAATTTTTTGTATTGCACCCCATGTTTAAACAATGGCTACAATTATATCAACCTAGTGTACTTGAAAAAAATGGAACTCTTTGTAAAAATATCACAGAAAGAGAATTGAAAATAATGTTTGAAAATTCTCCTTGGTTCAAATCGACAGCTAATGATATTAGTTATCAAAATAGAATTAGAATGCAAGGAATAATTCAAAAATATACTACTCACGCAATTAGTTCTACTCTTAATTTACCAAAAGATACTACTTTTGAGACTATTGAAAATATTTATATTAGTGCTTGGAAAGCAAATCTAAAAGGAGTTACTATTTATAGAGAAGGTAGCAGAGATGGTATATTAAATAGTATTGAATCAACTTCAAATAATTTTAATCGTCAAGCTGAAAAAAGACCTAAAGTATTAGAAGCAGATTATTATCAAATTAAATCGAAAGGAATTCAATACATTGTGTTAGTAGGATTACTACATGAGAAGCCTTATGAAATATTTACATTTAGACCATTACATGATGTAGATATTAAACCTCATAAGGGTACAATAACAAAAATAAAAAAGGGACATTATAGTTATGATTCTGAATATATTCATTTAGATAACTTAGAATTAGCAAATACTAATGTTGAAGAAAAAGCATCATCATTATATACTTCTATGTTATTAAGACATCACGCTGATATTAATTTTATAATTAAAACAGCAAAAAAAGTCAATGATAATATAGGTTCATTTTCATCAGCTATGTGCAGAGTATTATCTAAATATGTGGATATTCAAGAAGTGAAAGGTGAACAATGTCCTCAGTGTAATGGTACAAAATTGATTAGAGAGAGTGGTTGCGTTAAGTGTTTAGATTGTGACTACTCTAAGTGTTTATAATAAAATAATTAATATATATGAAAATACGAGTAAAAATTATAGAACCTATCTGTACATTTTCAGCAATTAAAAAAGGCGATTGGATTGATTTAAAATCTTCAAAAGAGATAATTCTAAAAGCTCCAATGATAACTAAAAATAAAGAAATAAAATTTAATCATGAAACAATTCGTTTGGGAATAGCAATGGAATTACCAAAATATTTTGAAGCAAATATTCTCCCTAGAAGTTCTACATTTTCAACGTATGGAGCAATTTTAACTAATAGTATGGGGATAATTGATCATACTTATTGTGGAGATAAAGATGAATGGAAATTTCAGGTACTTTGCTTTGAAAATGGAATTATTAATTCTGGTGCAAGAATCGCTCAATTTAGAATTAGACCATCTCAATTTGCTCCTTGGTGGATTAAAGTTAAATGGTTATTTACTAATAAATTAACATTTGTTCCTGTAGACTCACTTAAGAATGAATCTCGTGGGGGATTTGGTAGTACTGGTATTAAATAATCTATAATTATGACAATTTCAATTATTCTAATGTTGATAATTATATTAATTACAACAGTTATCATCTACAATTCAATCCACAAACATAAAACTAAAATATCATTTAAGGAATCAATGGATTTAACAGAACTTCCAGTTATTACATTTATTAATAATGGAAAAAAATTAAATTTTCTATTAGATACAGGAAGTAATGAATCTTATATTAACTCATCTATTTTAAAAGAATTAGATTATAAAATGTTAAATAAAACCACAGAAACATTGATTGCAGATGGAACAAAAACAGATACTAAAAAATGCTCTATGAATATCTATTATAAAAACAATAGTTTTGAAACAAATTTTTGTATTTTTGATATGGAATCAGCATTTTCTACAATTAAATCTGAATCCGGAGTTCAAATTCATGGCATTCTTGGGAGTTTGTTCTTTCAAAAATACAAATATGTTTTAGATTTTAGTTCTTTAATAGCATATTTAAAATAAAATAACATGGTTACAGAAGTATATGATTTAGAAGTTTTGCAAAATCTATTTACATATACCGGATATTGTTTACAAGATAAAAAATATTATCATTTTATAATCCATAAGGATTTCAATCAAGCAGTTGAGCTTTATAATCATCTTAAAAGAGATTCAAAGATGGCTCAAGTAGGATTCAATAATGAAAATTTTGACTATCCTCTTGAACATTATTTTCTAACAAACTATGAAAGATTAAGGCATCTTTCTGGTCAAGAAATTGCAGTTGAATTGTATAATAAAGCTCAACAATTGATTGAAAGTACAGAATATACCGGTATTTTAGATAAACATAAAATTATAATTCAATATGACTTATTTCGTATTTGGCATTATAACAATAAAGCAAGACTTACTTCATTAAAAGATTTGCAATTTGTTATGCAGATGGATAGCATTGAAGAAATGCCATTTGATCATACTCATTGGGTAACAACTCAAGAAGAAATTAATGATATATTAAAATATAACAAACATGATGTAGAGTCAACACTTGCATTTTTAAATGTTACTTTAGGTAAAACTGAATACTCTCAATATAAAGGCAAAGATAAAATAAAACTTCGTGCAGAATTAAGTCAGAAATTTAACACTGATGTTCATAATTATTCTGATGTGGGAATAGGGGAACAATTAATGTTACTTTTATATTCTAAAGAAACTAACCAAAATCCATGGGATGTCAATAAATTAAGAACTGAACGAAATAAAATAGATTTAAAAGATTGTGTACCTTCTTGGTGTAAAATTGAATCTAGTGAATTCAAAACTTTTCTTAAAATTATTGAGAAAACAACTCTGAATAAAGATGAAGAATTTAAATTTTCAGTTATTTTTCATGGTATAAAATTTAATTTTGGATTAGGAGGGACTCATGGATGCATTAAATCTGGAGTTTATGAGTCTAATGATACTGAAGTAATTGCTGATTTTGATGTAGCATCTCTATACCCAAGTATTGCAAAATCTTTGACTTTATATCCTGCTCACTTAGGTCCAGAGTTTACAAACTTATATAATAAATTTATTGAAGATCGAATTGCTGAAAAACGGAAACCTAAAGAAGAGAGAGATAATGTTCTTATTGAAGGTTATAAACTGATTCTTAATGGTGTATATGGTGGGAATAAATAAATTAATTAAGGTATTGCATTTATAAATAATTTATATTATCTTTGTATTTAAATAGCAAAGATATGAAAAATATTAATAACGCAGATTTAGAAAAAACGGGAGTGTATCAAATTAGAAATTTGATAAATGGTAAAGTTTATATTGGTAGTACAACAATGTCTTTTGAAAAAAGGATGTCACATCATTTAAACCAATTAAAACGCAATAACCATAAAAATAGATATTTACAAAACGCATGGAATAAACATGGAGAAGA